GCCTCGGAGAGCGCCTGCGCCAGTTCCTCGACATTCACGGCTTTGAGGTTGATCACGTCACCCATGGCACTCCACATGGAACAGCCCGCCGTCGCTCGCGACCATCCCGGCGTCCTGGCTCACCACCTTCGCGACCGTGAAGGTGGTCTCCTGCGCATCAGCCAGGTTGAATTTCACGCGCACCGTGTCATGTCCTTCCTTCACGCTCAGCACCCCGTTCGTCCCGTCGCGCGGCAGATCGAGCTCAAGGACCTTGTTCGTGTACGGCCTCCCGCCGGCCTGCACTTGGATCGGTCGTCGATGCACGAGCGCCTTGAACGTCCTCGGCGCCCCGTCCTGCGGCTGATAGGTGATCAGTTCGCCGCCGAGGGCAACGACGAGCTGGACCGACTCAGAAGCCATTGGGCTAGACGATCTTCTTCTTGCCCGCGGCCGTCACGCTGACTAGGGCCGGACCGGTAACGATGGTCCCGACATAGCCCAAGAATCCGCCGACGACTTTCTTAGGATCGACGGCAATGGTCTGCGTGTTATTCGCCGAGCTGACGGCCGAATAGGCATAGCCAGAAATGTCGGCCGCACCGGTGCCGTTGGCATCGGATGCCGATTGCAATTTCCCGGTGATCGAGCCGGTCACGGCACCAATCTGCTGCGTGACGAGAATTTCGCCGTCATACGGACGGACGTCGAGCCATTTGCCGCTGCCGCTGGTGGCCGCGGCCGTATTGGCCGCGGATACCGCATCGATCAGCGACGTAGCGGTCGCTGCAGAAGCTTGACTGTTCAGCATGGTCTATTTCTCCTTTTTGCCGGATTTGCCCGGCGACGGTTTAGGATCCAGATCCATGGATTTCTGTCCTGACTCATCCGCAACTTCGGCCGCGGGGGCCGGAGGAAGGTCCGGCACAACTTCGACCGCGCCGATGCCCACCAGGTAGGTGACCATCGCGCCGTCCAGATCGGCCTCCTCGCCGACCTGCAGATGCTTGTCGACTCCAACGCAAACCCCGCGGCGCGCTCTGATCCTCATGTGCAATCCTCCCTTGTAGCGTGATCGCCTGACGCCTTATGACAGGTTCACGCTCACCACGAAGGCCTGCGGATAGCGGAGCAGGACGTCCACCATCCACATGGCCCGGATCCCGACCTGCGCTTGATTGAAGCGCGTGCCACCGCTATCCATCGCCAGTTCCAGCACGCCCCAGTCGCCGATGATAATTTCGCCCCAGGACCCGAAGATGAGATTCCCGCTGGCGAGCTGCTCGCTCGACATCGCTTTGAAGCCGACGAGCTGGCCGTCCAGCATGTTGCCGACCCAGACCGGCGTGTCGGTGCTGGTGAAACGCTGCACCTGCATGAGCTTGGCGGCGCCGGCGGTGTTCGTGACGAAGCCAGGATTGCTACGGATCGCATTCGATCCGCCCGCGGTGGACACGAAGGCCAGGATTTTGGCGTAGGTGGCCGACGCGGCGTCCTGGCCGCTGGTGATGCCGGTCGTATTCTTGATGCCGAGCGGCTGGGCGCCGCCGGTGCCATTGATCACGGCATTGTCGACACCGTCGATGGCGATGTCGGCGGCCAAATCAGCCATGACGAATTGCTCAGCCGACGGCGTGCTCTGTCGCAGGAGTTGCTCGGAGACGTCGGTGATGGCGATCGCCGTCTTCGGCGTCATCGAAAGCTGACCCAAGGCCTGGTCGCTCGCCGTGACGTTCGAGCCGTCCCCGCCCTGCCAGGTGATAGACGCCTTGCCGGTCTGGCGCGCAAAGGTGACATTGCCCACAAGACCGGATAGATTCCGCGCGCCCATCGACATGGCGACCGAACGGTTCCGCAGAATATCGATGAACCCCATGTTCTCGACATTCACCAGATACCCGCCCTTGCTGCCAGGCTGCGTCGCCATCGCGCGCTCCACGGCATCCTTGCCCACCGGACGCATGAGGACCTCGCCCGGCACAAGGATGCTGGACGTCAGCTCACGGCCAAGGGCCTTGGCGACCGCGCGCGAACACTCGGTCTCGAACGCGGCTTCTTCCAGGAACTTCGGATTGCCGGCGCCGAACTTCATGGCGCGGATGGCCCGGAAAATGCTGTAGCGCTGCGTCTCCTTCGCCGACAACCCGACGGCCGAGGCCGCGACCGGCCGCTGCCGGCCGCGCTCTTCCATGACATCGAGGATCTCCTTGGCCACGTGCGTCAGCGGCGTGCCATCCTCGATCCATCGCGCCTCGACGCGGGGGTCGATGCGATTCGACTTACAGAGATTGCCGATCGCCGTCCGGCGTTCCTTCTCCGCTTCCACGGCGGTGGGGGTGGGTTGTCCAGCGGCGGCGGCGGCCGCGGCTTTCTCGTCGTCTGTCATGGCTCGCTCCTTTGGTGTGGCGCTGGGCGCCGGTGACGAAGGCCGGATCATCCGGACTTCATATTCCATGTCTGCTCCGCGGCCGATCCCGACCGTGGGATCGGCCGGCACACTCACGATCGAGACCTCATAGGGTTCCCAGTCGGTGACGGTAAAGGTCTCGGTCTTGGTCTCTTCCTCGATGACGTGGATGCGATAGGCCAGCGAGACATTGCGCAGTCCCCCGTCGATCATGGCCTTGACTTCGTCCGCACGGGCCGTCGTGAAGAGCTGCGCATCGACCATCAGGCGATTGTCCAGGAGGCGGGCGCCGGTAATCATGCCGATCGGATCGTCGACGTTGTGATTGAAGAGCAGCGGCATCGCGCCGGACTGGGCCCGCGTGAGGCGGACGGCGTCCGGCTCATGCGAGAGCACTTCGGTGCCCCACCAACGCTCGACCGGCTCTTCAGACGACGCCGGGAACGTGAGCACATCCTGTTCGTTCTTCCGCTCGACGAGAATCGCCGCCGCTTCGACGCCGCGACGGAGCAGCCCTTTTTGCTTGATCAATTCTTGCGGCGCGTCAATCATGGGACCTCCCGACTGTGCGCAGCATCTTCTCCGCCGTTTTCACGGTCGGATCTGTCTCGCCGCCGTCCGTGCCGTCGGTGCCATCACCGTCCTCACCGGACGGCGGACCGTGGGCTGGTGCCTGAAGCGCAGACGTCTGCACGCCGGGATCAGTGTCGAACTGCAAACCGGCCTCGGCCATCTCCTCGAGCTCCTGCTTCCGCTCCTTGAGCACATCTTCCAGGTCCCGGCCGTCGCCAGTCTTCGCGATGACGTCGGACACGGTGGTGAAGCCACAGCGGACCGCGTCCCTGTAGGCGTTGACCTCTTTCGTCGGGTCCACCCAACCCCAGCCGCGCGGGTTGTAGCAGACTGCCGCGAACTTCTCCGGGTTGACGCCGTACTCGCCCAGGCCGATCTGAGGGATGGCGCCAGCCAGCACGGCCTGTTGCAGCCAGATGCGGTGAATCGGCTCGCGCACGGTGCGGATGAACCAGAGCTGCAGCACCCGCCAGAGATCCCGGTCGTCGAGCAGAGCCAGGCGTGAGCTCGAATAATTGCTTTGTGAATAATCCCGCGACAGGCTTTCGTAACTGCAGCCGACGCCGGCGGCCACTTCCCGCAGCATCATGCGCATGAAGGGATCGATCTGCGTGTTCGGTCGGTTCGGGCTGAAGCTGTTGAACTTCTCGCCGGCATCGAGGCGCTGAATGACGGCGGGCTCAAGCTCCATCTGCAAGGAGCCGTCGGCCTGCTCGTCGCCGAAGCTCGGATCGCCGGCCGGGGTCTCGATGATACCCATGTAGCAGGCAGCCGCCCGGGCTGCGGTGATCTCGGCTTCGGTCAAGCCATCCATGTCGTTCAGCTTACGGGCCGCGGCGTGCATCCATGGAATAGCCCTGGTCTGCGGCCAGCGATCGATCACGCGAGGATGTAGAACGAAGTCTGCCGGCACACGCTCAAGCGTGTCAGGCGAGAGCTGCAGCGGACGCAGGAGCAAATCGCCCGGGTGAATGGTGCGGAACCAGTAGGCCACCGGCGCAAAGTAGGGATCGACTTCCACGCCCAGCCGCACCGCGGCCGAGGCGAGGCCAGGTGACGGCTGATGCTGGTCCGCCAGGCGTTCGGCCTCAATGACTTCGAGTGCGAGCGGCACGTCGGAGCCAGGCAGCTTTCTGAAATGCAGACGGATGAACATCTCACCGGCATCGAAGACCTGGCCCATCGTCAGGCGCTCGAGATCGGCGAAATGCAGCGAGCGGCCCATGTGGCAATGCGCGGCGAGGCACCACTTCTTCCAGGCGGCCTCGATGCCGTCATTCACCGCATGATGGTATGTGCCCCGCGTTGTCTCGACCTT